CCCTCTCTTGGCGCGGCATGTCTCACCCTCCCAAGGAAGCGCAATGAACCAACGCAAGCGCCTGCTGGGCGGCATCGCCCCGGTGATCGACTTGATCCGCCTGCAGTGGTATCGCCTCGCCCTGCGCCAAATCGACCCGCTGCACCCTGACGTTCCCTACATCGTGCATCGCCTGCGCGAACTGGAGACCAAGTGAACCACTTCATCTGCGACGAATGCCAAAGCGTGCGGCACTGCGCGGCCAACGGGTGCATTCCGATTTCCGAATACGACGACTTCACCAGCGAAAGCGCGCAAAAGGACTTCCTCACCTTTCGCGACTTTCTTCTCGCCATTGTCAGTATGGCCTTCGCCTTTGTCAGCGGGGTTGTCGTCGGGGTTGGCGGCGGGGTGATTGCTAGGTGGATGGCTTGAATTAACCGGAGAGAACATGACGATCGAACTTGTTGAAATCGACCAGCCGCAAGAAACGCGCGCTGATCTGACCGTGATCGACAACTCGCCCACCAGCCGCATGATGGTGGCCCTGGAGCGCGGTTTCTCGCCCGAGCAGGTCGAGAAGATGCTCGCACTGCAAGAGCGCTGGGAGGCCGGTGAAGCGCGCAAGGCCTACAACGCCGCCTTCGCCGCCTTCAAGGCCGAGGCCGTCACGATCATCAAGAACAAGCAGGTGACGGACGGCCCGCTCAAGGGAAAGTCCTATGCCGAGCTGTATTCGGTCGTGCAGGCCCTCACGCCCGCCCTGTCCCGGCATGGCCTGTCGGCCAGCTGGAAGCTCACGCGCGACGAGAAGGACTGGATGGAGGTGACCTGCTACCTGCGCCACGTCTCCGGCCATGAGGAATCCGTCTCCATGGGTGGCCCGCCCGATGCAGGCGGCGCGAAGAACGCGATCCAGGCGCGGGCCAGCACCAAGAGCTACCTTGAGCGATACACCCTCAAGGCGATCTGCGGCGTGGCAGAAGGCGGTGAGGACGACGACGGCAACGGCGGCCATACGGACGACTGGATCGCCAAGGTGGACGAGGCGGCCACGGAAGATGAGCTTCGCCAGATCAGCCGCGAGGGCACGCACGCCTTCACCAAGGCTAAGAACGTCAAGGGCTACGCGGCTTTTGCCAAGGCCGTGCAGGCGCGCGGCGCGAAGCTGAAGGGAGCCGCACATGCGTGAAGTCAATTTCCGCTGCTCGTCGCTTGGGCGCCTGATGACCGAGCCGACTGCTGCTGCGGCCAAGGCCGGGGAAGCGCTGTCGGTCGGAGCCAAGACCTACATCCGCGAGCTGGCCGCGCAGGAAATCTTCGGCGTGGAGTTCGAGATCTCCAGCAAGGAAATGGAAAAGGGCATTCTGGTGGAGCCCGACTCCATCGCCTTGCTGAACAGGGTTCGCGGCCTGTCGCTGGAGAAGAACGCTGAGCGCCGCCGCAGGGATGGCCTGACCGGCGAATGCGACCTGTTCGACACGCCGCGCCGTCGCGGGCACGACCTGAAATCCTCGTGGTCCCTGCGCACCTTCCCCATCTGCGTTGCCGACTGCGAGGACAAGGCTTACGAGTGGCAAATGAGAGGCTACCTCGCCTTGTGGGACGCCGACGAGTGGGACGTGGATTACGCCATGGTGGACACGCCCGAGCACCTGATCGGCTACGACCCGATGCCGCTGCATGTCGTGGGCCACATCCCCGAGCACATGCGCCTGACCACCTGGACGATCAAGCGCGATGCCGCCAAGGAAGCGGCCATCTTCGAGCGCATCAAGCACGCCCGCGAGTACTACGCCGAGGTCATCGCCGAATTCGATCGCTCGCATGTGCTCTTTGCCGAAGAGGCCGAGGCCGCATGACGCCGCTCACCCACATCGTCACTTCGCTGATCGCGGTCCGAATCTACGAAGGCGGGACCGTGGATCACCTGATGCCTCTGCTTTCAGGCTACACGCGCCGCCAAGTGATCAAGGCCCTGCAAAACGCCCGACTGCGCGGCTACCTCGAATGCGACGGCCGAGGCCCGCGCCAAGGGCGGAAATCGCGCGGCTCCGATCCTGGGACCTACCGATGGACGGAAGACTGCCCGCCTGTGCCGAAGGTTGATCTCCAAGCCGTGAATCGCGAACAGCGCGCTCGCCAGCGAGTGAAGGACAACCGCCAAAGGCCCGTCTCGTCTGTTTTCGAGCTGGGCGGATTGCGCAATACGGCTGGGTATTGAACGAGAGATGAAATTCCTATCCGTCTGCTCTGGCATCGAAGCGGCTTCGGTCGCGTGGAACCCGCTCGGCTGGAAGGCGGTGGCGTTCAGCGAGATCGAGCCGTTCCCCTGTGCCGTGCTCGCGCACCACTACCCCGACACCCCCAATTGGGGCGACATGACCAAGTACCAGGACTGGCCCGATGCAGATGTCGATCTCCTTTGCGGAGGAACCCCCTGCCAATCCTTCAGCATCGCCGGACTCCGAGGCGGACTGGATGATGCGCGTGGCAACCTCATGCTCACCTATGCTGCCATTGCTCGCAAATATCGGCCCAGGTGGCTGGTCTGGGAGAACGTCCCCGGAGTCCTTTCAAGCGACGGCGGACGAGACTTTGGAAGCCTTCTGGGCCTACTCTCCGGACGCGCAGTCGTCGTCCCGGCCGGCGGATGGAAAAGCAGCGGAGTCGTTCCGGGCATCGCGCGCGGATACGGCCTTGCATGGCGAGTGCTTGACGCTCAGCATTTCGGACTGGCACAGCGGCGCAAGCGTGTGTTCGTTGTCGGATGTCTTGGAGACTGGCGACGTGCCGCGGCGGTACTTTTTGAGCGCCACAGCCTGTCGGGGCATCCTGCGCCGAGCAGAAAAGCGCGAGAAGGCGCTTCCGCAAATTCTGCGCGTAGCCTTGCAATCCGTGGTCGAGACGGAACACCCCAAGCTGAACTCGGCGATGACAAGGCAAACGCACTCGTCACTCCCAGCGGTGGCCGCGGCGGGATCGGCATAGGAGCCATTCTCGCCGGTATTCCTGAGAGAGAGCGCGCGCTTACGGCGTCCAACCAGCGCATTGACGCCGAATCCGAAACGCTCATCCCGATCGACATGCGCCAAGCATCTCGCGGTGCCACGATGACCAACAACCGCGCGGACGGCAGCAGTGGCGGCGCTCCGGGAACCGGGATCGGGGAGGACGGCGATCCAGCCCCGACGCTCAGCGCCAGCCACACGCCCGCCATCGCGTTCGACTGCACCGCTTCCGGCATGAACGGTTTCGGCGTGGCCGAGGATGTGTCCACTCAGTTGAGGGTGGGCACGAAAGGCAGCGGGACTGCACATGCGGCAGTGGCAATCGGAGCGGACTGCTTCAATCAATCGTTGACGGGCGATATAGCGGCGACGATGGGCACTCGGGGAAGCGCAGAAACCGCCAGCGGGCCGACGCTACTGCAAGGCATGCAGGTTCGGCGCCTCACCCCGCGCGAGTGCGAGCGTCTTCAAGGCTTCCACGACGACTACACGCTGATCCCGTACCGCGGCAAGCCCGCAGCGGACGGCCCGCGCTACAAGGCCCTCGGCAACTCCTGGGCGATCCCCTGCGTGCGTTGGATCGGCGAGCGCATCGAGGCCGTCGAAGCAATCAAGGACGAGCGGCTTGCCGCCTGACATCTACGGAGAACCCCATGAACAACACAGTCCCCATCGAATACGGCGAATTTGTCGGAGAGCCGGTAGAAGTGCCGGCAATGCGAGTGGCAGGAGTGCCGCAGTGGCAGTCGATTGAGACGGCTCCGAAGGATGGCCGCACGATTCTGCTGGGCCATTACAACTCTCACGGCAAGTGGCGCACGTTGCGCGGGCAGTGGTTCTCCGCCGCCACCATTGCGGAAACGTGGGAGGACGACGAGTGCCCCGAAGGGTGGTACGAAACGTCAGTCGAATGCGATGACGATGTAAACGCTTGGTGGACGGAACCCACGCACTGGAAGCCTCTCGACCCGCCTCCCGGCGCTGCTCCTTCCCCCATCACCGATGCAGTAGCACCCGCTGGGATGGTGGATGTGATGCGCAAAGCCGAGACATTCGCCGAGGACGTAGCTGCGCGCCGAGCAGTCAAGCTCTACGCCGATGACTTGGAAGAGGACGCCCGCATCCTGCTTGTGGAACTGCGCGCCGCTCTCTCCAGCCAGGAGGGCAAGTGACATGACCCACCCCACCACCGCAGGAGCGCAGGCAGTCATAACGGACGAGCGGATCGAGGATATAGAGGGCGTGATCGCATGCCTTGGTGACGACGCCGCGCAGATTCGGCTTGAGCTTGCAAACTGCCGCCCGAACAAAAAAGGCTTCATCTGCGAGGAATGGGCTGAGAGCATGGAGCGCGCAGCCGAACTGCTAGCGGATCTTCTCGCTGCCTCACCAGCAGCAGCGACGCCGCAGCCGACGAGCGACGGCGCGAGCAGCACGCATAACGCCATTCGGGCATGCGGAGGCGTCGTCCACAGCGACGGAAACATTTTCTTCACGCACCGCTATCAGTTCGAACATGCGGCAAGCATGGTCTGCGGCACCGCGACCATCGCCACCCAGCCAGAAGCCGAGAAGGCAGATGCGGTGGATGCCCCGGTAAAGCTCGTCACAAGCAAATGGCCGGAAGGCAAGCGTGATCCGCGCACCAATGAACACGGCGATTGGCTCGACAAACCGCAGGAGTCCCAATCATGAATGAACCCACCGACCGCGCCGAGCCGATGCAGGGGCTGGCGGAATGGCTGCGTGCGCAGAATCATCGTTACCTGCCCCAGGACATTAGACAGCGCAACGAGCGCTGGGCCTCCGAAGTCGAAGCATCCCGCCAGCGCCCCGCCGCGCCTAAGTTCGGATGCCACTGCGACCTGGAGAACACGGTTTCCGGTCAGCCCGACGAATGCGTCTTCGACAACGGCGACATCGAAGATTGCATTTACGCGACCCAGCTTCATCGAGAGGAAAAGGGCAAGACAGACTGCAAATACTGGCAGCCGATCAAGTTCGCCAGTCCCGAGCGCCCCGCCGCGCAAGCCGCGAGCGCATGGATGCCCATTGAGACTGCGCCGCAAGTAGATGGAGAACCGGTGTTGTTGCTGGTGAATGGCGAAGTCTCTCCCGGCTGTTGGGTGGAGGTGCCTTTCGTGGAGCACCGCGATGGCGACGGCACATACATCGACCAGACAGACGCCGCAGCGTTCTGGATGTCATACAAAAATGGCGAGTGCGAGCCGACCCACTGGATGCCGCTTCCCGCTGCACCTGGTTCCGAGGTCGCGCTCAATGACGCCTACGCCGAAGGTCGAGCCGACGAGCGAGAAGACATCGCGCAGATGTGCGCCGATTTGGTTTGGGAGATGCAGGTGAGTGGAGCGGACCACGCAGCTGTCGCTGCAATTGATGGTCTTGTTGACACGCTGCGAGGCATCAACTCTGCGACGGGAGAGCCGGTGACGGACGCCGAGATGGCGGAAATTCTGAACCGCTGGGCCGACGCGGCGCAGGAGAAACGACAGGCAGAGGAAAACACAGCAACCGCTTGGGAGTGGCGCGCGGTCCACCCGCAAACCGGAGACGTCGTCGGGCCATGGATTCGGTGTGGCTCCGCAAAAGCAGCAGCGCGTGCCCGCGCTTGCGGCTACGAAGTCCGCGCCACTCCCCCAGGAGAGCGCCCCGCCGCACCAGCACAGGATGACGACGACCTGATGTCCTGCTTCGAGGTCAACAGCCTCACCGGCAGCGTCAACGGCCAGTTGCAAGACTACTCGCGCCTTGCCGCCGCACCAGCACAGGCAGCGGTGACGGATGAACAGATCGAATCGACGTTCCAAAAGAGCGGAGGCGCATGGAATGGTGATCGCTGGGTGATCGAGGACGCGAACCTTCATCCCTTCGCCCGCGCTCTTCTCGCCCAAGCATCCCCAGTACAGCCCTCTGGTGTGGATGCGCAGTGGGTGGAGAAATTTGACGAACTGGTCTCCGCAGCCGAAGCATGGGGCGCCACCAATGTAGACGATAAGGCAGGGATGCTCGCGTCGGAACTCCGGCTTTCTAACGCCATTGTCGATTTCCGCGAAGCCAGGCGCACTCACCTGTCCACCGCCCTCAAGGAAGCCAAGCATGTCTGAAAAATTGAACGCGGGGCAGAAACACCTGCTGCGCTTGATCGTCAACGGTGCAGATGCTGAAGGCTGGGCGCCTGTGAGCGCCGCCGTAATGCCACTCGTGCAAAGCCAGCTTTCGACCGAGCTTGTAATCGTCGAAGCTGTCGGCAATGAGGGGCGAGGACGCATGAAGCTCAAGCCGTTCGGCGAGTCCCTGATCGCTGCGATGGAGTGGCTATGACGCAGCGCTGCTTGTCCACCGCCCTCACCGGGGCAGCAAAGGAGACGAAGTGACGATCCCGCACGATAAATGCAAAGCCTACGTCTCATGCTCTGACGCGGGCCAGTGTCTTGCATCCTGCGAGAACAGGAAGCGGCAGCAGTCACCGGGGCAGCATCACAGCCCGCGCAGGAGAGCGCCGCCGCAGCGAGGAAAGATGGCCTGACCGAGCAAGAAGTGCGCAATTTCCTCGCGCAGTTCGACAAGGCCCGCGAGGACTTCAACAACTGGCCCAAGTGGATGCAAGACGCCGCGCGTGTAGCGGCAGCAACGTTTCCGCGATCCTCGGGCGTGGATTCACCTGACGGAGAACAGCGATGAAACCTCTGATCGACCGCATGATTGACCGCTTCCTCGGTTGGAAGCTGCCCAAGACGTTCCGGCCGGATGCCGGTATCAAGTTCACGCCGTCGAACGGAATGACCCGCGACGAAGCCTTCGATAAGCCGGGCTGGTGGCCCATCGGCACGAACCTGCTGACGGCTGACGAAGCAAAGCAGATGCTCCAGCACGTCGCGGCACCGATTGCCGATCACCTGTTTATCGAGGCGCGCGGCGACGGCAAGTGGCTCGTCTGCGTCGAGAAGGTTCACGACACTGAAGACGAAGCGCGGGCCGCGTGCAGGGCGTGGATCGCATCCACTCGTGGCGTGCCTGACCGTGTGACGGCCGCTCAACCCGGAGGTAACAACGATGGCCGCTGAAACGATCGCACTCCCGCTAGAAGACGCGCAAATGCTGCTGAACTGGATGGAAGAGACGTTCGGCAACGATGGCGGCGTGGACTGGCTCGATGAGGATGCCGCCGCCGTGGGCGATGCGCTCTACAAGGCCATCGACAACTTCAAGGCGATGCGCGAAGCCATTGCTGGCGTGCGGGAGAGTGGCAAATGATCTGGCCCTTCAAGAAACGCGAGCCGGCAATTCCCTTCGAGGAATACGCGATGACGTTACCGAAGCCACCTTGCGGTGACAGCGTGACCCACTACGAATGGGAGAAGGTCAACGGCATAGTCTGCCCGCTGTGCCACGCCAACCGCAAACGCGAGCAGCAGAACATCGAGCGTGGGCTACTGGCGGTGGCGATCGTCGCAGAGATGGAGAAGCGCGGCCTTGTGCTGAAAGCCTCCTCTGGCGTGCCGGTCCCTCGCCGCGAGACGCTTTCCCCCCTCAGACGCTGATGCAGCAGCGAAGAAAGGAACCCCATGACGATCGATGAGCTTGAAGCAATCGCACAGGCGGCCACTCCGGGACCGTGGCACTGGAATTTCGACGCGAAGGGCTATCCCGGCCGCGTGGGCAAGACCGTGCCCTGCGAGCCGGTCGAGCACTGCGGATATGACTCGCACTGCATCGCGCTTACCTATGACGG